TGTGCATCATTAATTGAGTCATGCCTTGTGGTTCGATGTCTGTGGGTGGTAAGAATTCTTTTTCGCCAGGGAGGAGGGGGTGGGACGCCTCCGGGGGACGGGGGCTTTCCGCATGGCCGTTGAGACGTATGATTCCCCCCTTTTAACCGAGAGTAATTTTTGGGGTTGTTCTGAATCTGGTATTCAGTGGTTGGTTTTGGACATGGTTCACCCCAAAATAGGTTGATCCGGGTGGAGAGCGTCCACAGCACGGTTTGCGCCAGCCTTCAACTCACACGCCACAGTTAAGCGACGTTCGGGGGCGCGGTAATTTTCCTTCTGTGAGTTCGTCGGTGGGGTGCTTCGACCCGGCAAGCGTGTTGTCGGGGACTATCAATCGAGCGGGCGATTGAGCCACTGTGCCACGGGTTAGCCTGTGGAGGCTTTCCGGCGATGTAAAGGAAAAGGCCGTGTCCAAATGAAGATTGCGGCAACATTGCCCCTGCGGGCTGGACACGGCCAAATTTATATTTGCAATCTTCATGCGAGTATCAATCGCACAGGTGGATGGGGTTTGTCAAGTGGGAATCTTTGGTGTAGGTTTTGGTGACTATGAAACTGTTCTATCGAATCCGTCAATTTTGGTCTGACTACAAGGTATTCCGAGCCACGGTCAAATCATGGCTGGGAGATGGTGGCAGGCCGGTGACTGCGGAAACGGCGAATAAACGCTCCGCGCAGTGTCTTGGCTGTGATTTCAACCAGAGCGGCACAATGGCGCGGGAAATGGCTTCCGACGCCACCAAGAGGCTGCTGGGGGCCAGGGCGAGGCTTAAAATGAGTGTGCCGGAGGAGGAGTTGTTGCATACCTGCGTTTTATGCCGGTGCAACCTTAAATTGAAGGTTCACGTTCCGATGGTTCATATCCGGCGGTATCAGCCTGAATCCGTTCGAGAAGTGATACGGGCGGGAAAAAAAGACTGTTGGCAGCTACGCAATGATTGAGGGCTCTGGAATTTCCTGAGTTGTCAGTTCGATTCCGACTTCTTTGGCGGTTTTGAGTTCCTTGAGCAAGTCGGTGAGCGATCCGAATTCGACATTGACGCCGGCGGGCATCTGGTCAACTATTTCGCGCAGGTGGTCAATGGATCCTTCAATGGTGTCCCCAATGCCGACGCACCAGCCGATTTCAGCCACGCCTTGGGGGTCGGGCGGGACGCAGATGAGTCCATTGGACTGGCAGGAAAATGAGATTTTGACCCATTGCTCGATTTCCTTTGGTATTTTGAACACTCCCCAATGGTCGCGGTCAACGTGGAAAATGGCTTGTGCGCCAAACTTGGCGGTTTGTTCTGGCTCGACAAGGATACCGTTTGCTCCATGCCAGATTATTTCGCCAAGGTTTCTAATCATTTCGCAAAGGCACTGGCTGGGCGGCGATGGGAAGCGGCAGGTTGGATCGATGAAATAACTTTCACCCTCCTTCGTGATGCGGACTTCCGTGCAAAACATGGAACGGTAGCCGTATTGTTTCAGGATGGGCGAAAACGCTTCGTTGACACACCGGGTTTCAGGCGGGCAATCGGCAAATTTCTGGAACGCGCCGATGTATGCCTTATCCTTGCTTTCCATTCCATGAATGATGGTTTCCGGCCACTGACCGTCCACGCAATAGGTGTCAATTCCATCCTCGATTTCAGTGTCAATCGGCGCGAACACCCAAAACGTGAGATTTTCCTTGAGCGGTCCCAACTTTGCGGCGATGTCGTCCAGAATGTTTTCATCCTCATCCATGCTGCGGAAGTGGAACGTCTCAAAATCACCGCGATAGGTGTCAACCTTGATGTATTGATCGGGGTTGTCGGCGAGGTAAAGCCGCAGGTTGGTCACACCCTTGATTTTCTCAACTTGTGGGACTGGCAATCCGGTTGTCTTGAGGACTTCGATGAATTTCCCTCGGCGTGCTTCAAGTTCGTCTGCGTCACGACAGCCCCAGACCGGGATGCCGCGCGCCACGAGTTGCTTTTGAAGGCTGGAATATCCGATGTCGGGAAACACGGCAAGGTCAATCTCGTCCAAGACGGATTCAACCGATTCAATACGGATGATTTCGGGGTAGCCGTCGCCCACCACATCATCTTTGAATCTTGGAAAAGCTGTTTCCCAATTTGACCAATAATAGACGCGGGAAAATTCACGAGCAAGGCGACGCGCGACGTGGACGAACAAACCAGCATCCACTACCAAGCATCTTACTTCGTTAGTCGGTTTTATTTTCATAGGCCTGACATTGGCTGGCGCGGGTGCTTTCAACCACCCGAACGTAGCGACTATTTTTTGTGGCAACATCCATAATTAGGTCAGTTACAATCCGCATCCCTTTAGGGTGCGGTAGTTGAAGGCAGTTTCAAAATCCGCTTGTCATGCTCGGCCCAATCCAATCCCATTTCAGCGGCCATCAGGCGCTCAAAATTTGTTGCCGTAAAATGCTCCTTTTTGTAAGGACAGTCGGGTGCGTCTCCATCTTCGCTATCGTCTCCGGGTTGACGACGCGCCTCAAATGCGGAATCAAACGCATCTACGACAGCGCACGGAATGCCACGCTTCTCACACAGCACTTGTTCGACAATCTCATGCAAAATCACCAACAGGGCGGAATCATCGCCCATTTCTCGCGCAACCCTGATGTGCAGCGTCCCATCGGGGCCGCGCCGCCAGTCTCCGCACTGGGCGTTTGGGATTTCGGAAAAAGGAACTGTTTCAGCCATTATTTTCATGGAAGTTTTGCTTTGAATCGCTTTGGCTCGCGTTTAATGGGCGGCTTCTTTGCAATCAGTTTCGCAACGGCGAGCGGAATGTCTCTGATTTCAACCGGAACGATTGAGCGGTTCAAAAATGGCGAAGCGTCCTTCATGTGGTGCTATTCCCTTTCGAGCGGTTGTCTGGATTGTCTGATAGTATCAGCCACAGCCTTCAAATTCTGTCGTTTCTGGTCGGCAACAAATCCAGCGTCCTTGTGGCGTCGTTTCTGGATGTCGGCCAGTTCCTTTGCCTTCAATTTCTGTTGAGTCTCTGCGTTCTTGGCGGCAATCTTGGCCTGCGTCTCCATCATGGACTGCTGGATGTCGGCGCTACCATTTTGCTGCTGCTGTTTTTGCATCTGCATTTGAAGATGCTGCTGCAACTTCTTGATTTCGTTGTTCAACTGGCTCAACGCTTGTGCGAACTGCTTCATCTTCGGCTCATTGCCGGTGTCGCCCTGCATCCCTTGAACCAGCTTGCCGATGTAACGGGAGACATTTTGAAGTCCGATGAGTTCCTCCGGCTTCGCCATCTTGGTCGTCATCTCGATCTTCTTGATGTATTGCATGGCGAGTTGTAGCAGGGTTTGAATCTGCTCAATCGGATTGAGTCCTTCGGGAATGGCCGGCGGCATACCGAGCATCATCAGCGGGAAGGCGTTGGCGGCGGCATTGGCGGCGGTGGACACGGCCTTGTTATTGTCACGTTTGAAAAACCGTTTTGCGCGAGCAGTTCCAATCATTGGAACGGCGGCATCATGTGCCATTTCTTGCTGCGATGATGGGTCTGCGAGCGGACGCAGTTTCATCATGTTCTCGGATTCAACCAAAGCCATTGTCGGGTCGCCATTCCCAAGAGGCACGGTGACTTCCACGCGCCACTTTTTTACATCCATCCAGCCATCCGGTATTCCCGCATTTTTGCAATCTTTTTGGAAGGCTAGAACGTCCTCGTCATCGGAATTTTTTAGGCAGAACCGGCGGCATATTTCCTGCAAAGCCGTTTTTTCAAATGCTTTTGCCATCAACATGATGCCACTTTTCATGGCGCTGTTCTGCTGGACTTTAACCCCAGTCTCAAACGCTGTTTGTTCCCGCGCCGTGCCGTTGTCAATGCCCTGCGTGTAGGCCGTTGATGCCTCGGCTTGAAGCTGTTTCGTCTGCGCCATGACGCTTTCAATGAGTTGAGCATCAACCTGATGACGTTCGGCGGCGGGAATGATGGACACTCCGGGTTTGACGATTCCAAGATTCTGAAACACCTGGACTTGCGCTCGCGCACGGTCAACTGGGTCTGAAATACGCAGCAGAATGTTGAACTGGTCAAGCGTGTGCTGCAACAGGCGGCAGCGGGTGTAATCCGTCCAGTAACAGGGTTCGTAAAGTGCAAAACCGAGTGAGCGCACGGAATGATAAAGCAGCGGGGCCTTGTTGTTCAGATCGGCAAACTGGACGTGAATGATGTTGCGCCATGTGTCAGCCACGGGGCCTTCACTTTGGCAGATGAAAGTGTCGTCAGTTTCCGGCGTTGCACCGGACGTGGTGTTTTCTGGCACGACCTTCAAACACCACTTTCCGTCGTCGTCCTCGTGATAGAAATGCCAGAGATTGATTGTTGGCATGGCGTCACCGGACCAGTAACCCGCGTTTTGCTTTCGGATTTCCTCGAACTTTTCCGGCACGGTGTTCCAGTCATAATTATTTTCAGCCATCGTGGTGTTGCACTCCTTTACGTTTTGCAAAATCGCTGAAACAGCCTTTGTATCCCACTTGAACTTGCTGTTGGCTTTTGAAAACGCCTTGCGCGACAGTTCTCCCGGCGTGTAGGCGATGCGGACGGCAAACCAAGTCAGGTTTCGGAAGCTCAGCTCCGTGTCGGTCGCAACCCGCAAATCTTCAATGGCAACGTAACGCGGAAGCCAGGCATAGTTCTCCTCCCACATCATAGGCGCAATGCCGTGAGCCGAAACTGCCTTCCACTTGGACAAATGAATCATAAAATAATCCATCTGGCGCGGCCCCTCTTTCATATAATAATTAAGGAACTCGGTTATGGAACCACCCCAATCAGCGCGTGATTCTTCCGGCGCTCTGGGAATGGTGATGGTGCAAAAAGTGTCTTGCGACGTGAAATTGGTAAGCAGCTGGCGGGAGGCGCTGGCAAGGGCAATCATAAACTCGCCCCACCGATTGTAAATCTTCATGCCCAAACGCTCGGCCTCGTCATCGTCAATCAGTGGTTCGTTATTGGCGGCGCGGTTTATCAGGACGCGGTTTTTCCCACGATCCTCCTCGCTCTCATCGCCCGCACGAATAACGTCAAGGACTTTGCTTGGTTCGGAAAAATTGGGCATAAAATCAGTTTTGTGTTATCGGCGTCCCACAAGTGAGGCATGACTTCGTGATGAATCGGTGGTTTTTACGGACGCTTTCAAAAGTTCCGGGGCAGTTCCAGCACCAGCGTTCGTCGTTATTTCTGACGGCGCAGTTAAACCGATCAACGTCCTCCAATGTTTCGGCAAGGCTGGCACGCGGAAGATTGTTGGCGATGCGAAAATTACTGACAGCCTTGACCACTTCATCAATGATGGGTGACGCCGCGAACTGGTGGACGATGCCGGTGATTTGTGTGAACACATAATTGTTCGGCAGCGGGTTTTCGTATGATTTTAAGATATACACATGGCTAATGCTTTAAAAGACCTGCATGGATTGCATCATGCCAGTCATTTGCCTCCTTGTCAAACCAATCTTCCTCCTGTTTTGACGCGGCGACTTCCCTGCCAATGCGCTCAATTTTGAATCCAAGGCGGCGAGCGCCCTCCAACGCAACCGCAAACCAATCGTAAAAGTCTGGACTTTTCTTCACGCGCTCCTTCATGTCATCCTTCGACTCGACTTCAATTTTGTTGCCCATGACAGTTCTGAAAAGGCGCAACTGGCCCTCCTGCGCCACGTTCATCGGAAGATTTCTGACTTGATTGGATTCTATCGCCTCCCGCGTTGAATACCACATCTCGGTCACAAACTTTGAGTAATGCTCGTTGCACATTTTGAGCCGCTTCATTCCGTTCTTTTCATCCACAAAAAGGTCAAACCGAACCGGCCTGTCTGTTGGCCGCGCGCCGGAATCCACCGGAACAGGGCAGTTGAAACCGAACAGTTTTGCGAACGCCGCGCCCAGCGTGCCGCGTCCAAACGAGTCGTAAAAGATATTCTCCGGCGGAATGTTCAACCGCTTGTGCTGGTTGAAAATGAAGGTGGCAATCTGCGATTCTGCGTCCAGCGAATCATTCAGCCGGATTGGAATTATTTCAGGACTGCCAACGGCAAAAATCTGGTTTCCATCCTTGTCCTCGCCATATTCACACTCGCCGCCAACGCATCGGTCGCCGCCTCCGTAAGCAGGATCAAGCGCATAAATCTTCGTTCGCGGTGTCCCCTTCCACGCAACATAATCAAAAGCCTTGTGCTTCTCGCATAATCCGATGGTAATGACGCGATTGGACACCATGTTCTTTGACGGCTTTCCAATCGCCTGTTGGAAATACTGCCACGAATCAACCCCGTGTGTTGACGCCATCATGTCAATAAACTTCTGCGTTATCAAATAAGGAAATCGATTTTTTGGTTCGTCATTGTTTGGGGTGTCTCGCCCGTCAAAGCAAATGACATGGGCATCATACCAGCGCGAAGTCCATTCCTGCGTCTTTCCGCTGTCAATGAATGAATCCCAACCGCCCTTCGGTTC